GTTGCATGATGGTGTTGGGTTAGTCTTGTGCCATGTAAGTATCTCAAAGATACACTGCTTTTCATCAATAAAATATTTCATTAAAGGAAATATTTGTAATTTACTACACCATATATATATATATATATGCTTCATGATTCTACAAAACTCATTAAGAATTGTGAAATCAAAACCATTCTCCATGTTTGAGTTTCGTTCAAGAGTTTCGGCTTGCTTTCTGCCTTGATTTAACGCTTGTGTTCTTTTTGTGTTATCTTCAAGCATTTCCTCAAAGCCATCACATACGCCCATGAGTTCAAGTCTCTTCTTAGCCGTTCTCTTGCCTAAGTCACTTGAACCGCCACCGCCTTGTGTATATAGATAAGGGACATCAGTATAAATCAAGTCAATACTCTTGTCTGGAATGGTCTTAATGAGTTCGTAGGCATTGCCAAGTTCAATGGTATCTATCTTCATTCTTTCTTTGCCTTTCTTATCTTGCTTTCAAATAATTTCTTATGGAATTTATATTCCTCTTCTTCTCTATACTTATCATATATAGTCTTATATTTATTATTATATTTATATAAGGCTTTCTGCTTGTATCGGTCAGAGACAATGCTGTCGCCACTTGCTGTATCAACAACAAACCATTGGACTTCATTATCCTTATTCAATGTTGACACATTCTTGATATTGTAAATAGCCGTGTTGTCATCAACTGGTTCTGCCTGTACCTTTAAGATTTTCTCTTCGCCGTTTTCCTCAAGTCTTACATATATCTCAATTTTCTTGTTCATGTATTCCTCCGTTCATTTCAGTAGTTGTGCAAGCCTAAGCCCATGTAATTGTTGCTATTCCGAGTTGATTCATTCTCCGTTTTCTTTGCAACCCTGTATCGATGTTTTAGTCTAAGACAAGGCATTGACTTGGGCAACTACCGTGTTCATAAAGTTTTATGCAAGGCATAGCCTGAAATATGCCATTACATTCTGCCTAATAGAAGAGTTTTATGTTCTCACTCTTCTTCTTGTTCTTGTGGTCTCTATGCTGAATCAAATCGTCAGCAATCTTCCACTTTTCGCAACCATCGTCCAAATGATGATGTAAGCCTTTGACCTTTGGGCAAGTGCCATTCATGCAATCATAATATTTACATGTGTTGCAAATCTTGCCACCAAGTTCACTAAGATATTCATTTCTCATTTTTGGTTTCCCCTATCATCGCTTTAAGTTGCCTATAATCTTCATCACTTAACTTGATGTTGATTATTCCAGAAGTCTGCTTATTGTAGTTCTTACGTGGATAATCGATTATAAGCACCAAGGTCTTGTCATCCTCAAGCAACATTTTTGCGTTCATTGTTTTTCCCTTATCTTAGATAAAGTTTTCTTTAGAATCTTCATTTCAGCATATTTCTTGCCTAGTTCAAAGCCTTGGTCGAACATGTGAACAGCCACACGGTTAAGAATAAGATTATCTTTATCTCTTTGAAGAAGTTTTTCTTCATTCTCAATAATAATCTTGGGAGAGTTCATCTCTTTGTACTTCTTGAGTTTTTCAGTCCTAGATTTGACTCTCCATTTGTAGTATTCAAGGGATTTCTTGAAATCGACATATTCTAGTTTCTTTGCCTTTTGTGTACGTGCCTTTCTCATTTTTAAGAATTTTCTCCTTTAAAATACTTTGCGATTGAACCATCATCTCTTACCTTTTCGATATAGAAATAATCATCATCTTCGGAAGAAACTGCATACCAAATTCTTGCTAAGAGAGTGAGGTCATTTGCAATCGTGTTATATTCATCTGGTGTCAATTTATTTTTGACGCTTTCTAGGGTTTCAATGCTTGTCATGTGACTTGATTTTTCCTGTTCCAAGGTGTTTTTTGCCCAGTAACAAAATTGCAATTCTTCATCTTCTTCTTCACTTCTTTCATTAGTTTTTGAAATTTCTTTAATTCTTCTATTAAGATATATTTCTAATGGATTTAATTCGTTCTCTTCCATGCTAATTTTCCTCCAATCTCTTCACTTCATTAGCAATAGCAACGAGGTCATCTGGGATTGGCAATTTGTTTTCAAAGCACATATAATTCAATTCATTAGTATATGGACTATCATCATCATATAATTGAATACCCACCTTAATACCATTTATCATTTTTACAAACACCATACCGTCATAAAAATTAAGACCAATATAATCCCAACCGCATTCTTTGAATCTTTCTTTACTAATTTTCTTTAAATGTATATACATTATTTGACCTCCAATTTCTTTAGTTCTTCGCAAACAGCAATTGCGAAATTTAAGTCAGCAAAGTTATCATAAATTGATACATATAAGCACTTATCTTGATTATCATATATCGTTGCTATATCTTTCTCGTTTATCTTTTTTGTACAAAACTTTGCGTTGGCATGAGCGCATTCTGTGAGTTCCCAACCATTATCTTTAAGTTTTTCTAGTGTTGTCTTGAAATTTGTCTTTAGTTCTAACTGCATATGTTTTTCCTTTCTTATAGCATTTGCTTGAACACGGCGCTCAATACATTTACAACGATTGAATCGCCAGCCAAGTGATATAAAGTACTTAAATTAAATTCATCCTTGATGTTGTCGAAATCTTCATCTCTCACGCCCATAAGTCTGAAACTCTCTCTGCCTGTTAAAGTTCTGACTTTGAGTTTATCTATGTTATCCAAGTTGGCATACATTTCCTTTAGGACAATGCCGTCAGAATGAGTCGTAAGCAAAGTAGTAGTAGTAGAGCCTACCTGTACTCTATCCTTGCCATGCAAGAATTTTTCACTCTTGGTATATTCACAAGTTCCATAGTATTCATAATATATATAATTATTATCTTTATATATATCTTTAGTATCTTCTAATTTCTCACTATATAGAATAATGCCAGAATGGTCTCCACCAGCACCTTTAGCCAATAATGTTGGGCTTACACTATTCTTGCCTAACACATGTTCAAAAGGCTTTTGGAAAGCGTGCCATTTGAGTATCTTCTCAATTCTTTCCTTACTCATGAAATAACTTCTATCAACATTCTTTTCCAGCAAATCCCAGAGTTTAAGTTTCAATGGTTTTCTTTCTGGGAAATTATAATTGTAGTCGCCTAAGATTGATACCATGATTGTTCTTGTTCTTGTCTGTGGGATACCATAATCAGTTGCGGACAAGTCCTGTACATAGTTCTTATAGCCCATCTTTTCAAGTGAGTATATCCAATCATTGAATAACGCAACATTCTTCCAACCGCATATCTCTGGAACGTTCTCCATGATAAGCACGTTAGGTCTTTCCTGCCTTTCCGTGAGTTCTTTCAAGATTCTCTCCACTTGCCATAACAAGCCACTTCTTGAGGCGGTTAAACCACCTTTCTTGCCAGCACTGGATAAATCCTGACAAGGAAATGAGTATGTGAGAATGTACTCTCTCTCTCTCTCTCTCTCTGGCTCAATTTCAAGGTCGTTTGCATGAACCTTTGAGACATCTACCAAATTATGAGTTGCTTTGATGTCGTTATAGATTTCTCTTAGTTTTTCTTCCGACAATGCCTTGACCTGTTTCTCATTCATCGGTTTGTTCCAATCGGCAGAGACACCCATTGAATAGATAATCTTTTGTAGTTCTTCCTTTGTCAGCCCATTTGAATAATCGGTCTTATCTTCCTTGTGATGAAAGCGTTTGTAGGCGTGGAAAGACTTATAGTTCCATTCACAAATCTTGTAAGACTCATAGTTGGCATTGATGTATTTTAGACCGAAATTTTGACTGCCATAGCCAGCAAAAAGTTCAATCAATCGGATTGGTTTCTTGATTTTGTAATCATCATATAAGGAGTCAAATATACTACTCTGCTGTCCCATTATTTTCTTCTCCAATATCGTTTTCAAGTTCCTTGAGCAAGTAGGTTTCAACATAATCTCTAGCGTTGCTCTTTTCATCAATGGCATTGCCATCAGTTGACAACAATTTCATTTGCCCATCTAATTTGACCTTGTTCATGATACGCCAATGACGTTTGAGTTTCTTCAAGGCGTAAACAAGATACTGCTTGGCAAACTCTTTGGCGTCATCTTCATCCTTGGCAATCCAGTATTCAAAGTCCTTGAACACGATTACCTTTTCAATCTTGTTTGAGAAATTAAGTTTCTCAATATCCGACCAAATCATCGGACACTTGTCATGAGAAGTTGGGTTTTCATTCCAAACATAGCCATCCTTGTATACACCTGCTGGGGTATAAGCATAGATTTCATATTGGTTGGTCTTTCTTCCGTTCAAAGAGTTTTCCTTAATGAGATTGTAAGTTCTCCATTGTCTAGTTGTGAGTTCCATCAATTTATTCATAAACACAAGTCCTTTCTTGACTACACTTATTCTATCAAATCGCTTTATATAAAGTCAACAAAAACTTTTTATATTTTTGTTAAATCAAAAAAACTACCCTATTGCTAAGGTAGTTTCTTTTATATTATATATTTATATTACATTACCATAATGAGTCATGGCAACACGCAAACATGCGCACATGCCGTCTCGGTCAGTCTGGAATTTTGATTCATCATTCTTGGTGGTGGCATACTTGAATGTCTCAATATCGCCTTTTGTGATAACGCAATCCTTGCATATCTTGACGGTCTTTCTTGAAAAGCCAGCATTAAGTTCAACAACCGATTTCTCAAAGTCCTCAATGTTGTAATAATCAATGATTAGACCTACTTCATTCACATCATACAAGGTTTCAGTTGCACTGCAATCAATGAAGTATGTTGTCTCATTGCCAGCAAATTCTTTCAGTCTCTTAATGCCCTCTTCGATTGTTGCCTTGAATCTATCTTCCTTGACAACATAAATGGTGGTGGCGTCAAAGTCATAATCGGCAACTATCTTACAAACTTTCCATAAGTCGCCATCCTTATTGAAGAAAATATCTCCATCAAGATTCTTGATTGTCTCATTGTCATAAACAATGTTGTTGTCATTGAATGAACGACCATAGACAGAGTTCTCACTATCCATGAAGATATAGAGAATAAGTTGTGAGAAAGCGTCTACAATATCATCATGGCTTACATATGGGAAAGCAAGCAATCGGTCATATAAGTTCTGTAATGTAGGTGTCAAGACATACTTCTGTTGTAGTTCATCAAAATCGCTCATGATAAACACAACGTTATCAAGATACAATGAGGCACTTTCCAATCTCTGCATTTTACTATTTGACTTCGGATTGTATGCCTTTATGCCTGAGATTGTTCCCTGCAACTGCTGAATGATTGGCGAACCATTTGCCTTATCTTCGATTACCTGTATGATACCTGTATATTTGTTATCAAGGTTTTGGACATATCTAATTGACTTTGGATAGTCCATATGTGTTTCAAGACAATCTTTTATATATATAGTCTTATTTATTCTATATGCTAATATACTTCCTAAGAAGTCTGACGTCTCTTTGTCTTTGATAGGGAAATCGTGGCTTGCATAAATCATGTGAGCATGTTCTATATCTGGCACTTCCTTGATAGGTACGCACTTTAGCATATATTCCTTGATTGGTGTATCTTCGGTCGCAATTGCGTTCTGCTCATATTGTGTTTCCCAAACCGATGATGGCATTGTCTGTTTCAAGGCTGAATAATCGCCAAATCTCTCTTTCCATAAACTTTCGCCTTTCCTGAAAAGAACAATCTTTCCAGAAATCGGAAATACAAGATAAGTGTCCTTTGTGAACACCGCTGGTAACACAACAAACACATATGCTTGCCTAATGTTTGAATCAGCAAGAATATTGCCTGTGATATCCTTTGGTGCTAATCTCTGCTGAACATTCATGACAAAGCACTTGTCTATATCGTTGATACGTGATGGCATTGTGTGTGTGTAGTAAGACCATGCGTTAGCCATTTCCTGCATATCTCTCTTTGCGGTTTCGGCGTTAGTCAAGTCATCATTGATAATCAAGTCAGCGCCATAACCAGTCATATTCTCACGGCACTGGGAATATAGTTCTCCACCTCTTGAATTGGTTAGATAGTCAACCTTGCCGACTACGCCATTTACCTCTTCACTGAACAACTCAATAAACTTGTCGCTATCAAGGATTCTCTTTCTCTTTTCATTCATCTTCTTTGCCAAGTCTTTTGAATGAGAAATAGAGACTGCCTTAATCGGATAATGCAACCATAGCCATACTGGACCGAAAACATTGAAAATCATTGATTTCATGTGTCGTGGTGGCATGTTTAGATTCAATCTATGCTTATCTCCTATTCTTACATCCACCACATCTATTGTGTCGGTAACTTTAGGAACATTTACTTTGATTTCCTTGTAACCTATCCAACTTCGACACATGTATTCAAACACTTCACAAAAGTACTGAATAATCACGCCATCAACAAACTTAACTGGGTCTACAACATCCCAAAAGCCCTTTACAAACTCGTAAAGGGACTTCTTATATAATTCTCGATATAGTTTCTTTTCTAGTGGACTATATGACTTTAATGGCATTTCTAGTCTTTCTGCTCTTTTTGTTCTTCTTCACTATCTTCACTTAAATTGACTGGGAATGTGTAAGAGAAATTCTTTTCAGCAATTTCGGAATCAAGTTGAATGAGACCAATACCCTCAGCAAAGGAAATAAGGATATCGCCATAAGTTTCTTTGTCTTTCTCATAGATTTCCATGGCATGTTCAAGTCTCTTCATTCTTTCCTGAGCAAGTTTCAAATGGTTCTTGGAATCATCCAAACTACTGACTAGACTATCAACATAACCAGAGCCAAGGTTTCCTTTCTTGACTTCCTTTTTGAGAATGTTGGTAACCTTTCTTTGAAGTTCAACATCATCAATTGCCATCTTGACTTTCTTCTTGTGTTCCTCAAATAATTCTTTAATTAAATCAATCTTGTTGCTTTCCATGGTATTCCCCTTTCTAAATTGATTTCATTTCTTCTTCTAATTTCGTTTTCTTGTCCTCAAGGTCTTTTCTAGCCTTTTCAGTAAGTTTTGGTTTACTTAGTTTTGCATTGATTACATCAAGCCTTTCTGTCAATTTCCGTGTCTTGTTCTTTGACTTGATTTCTTCCTCACTGCTGAAACTCTGGTCTCGTTCAAGTGTAACTACAACTCGTTCTCTTTCAGTCGTGTATTCCTTGCTTACAATGAGTTTCACAATCTGCTTGTCATCATCAAAAGCAATTCCATTCAAGCCATCAAGGATAATCTTTGCGATATTGTCTAAGTCCTTGTTCTTTGTACATGCAACTTGTGGATACATGCTTTTCTTGCTTTCTGGTATAGAGAAATACGCCTTGATTTCAACAATGAGTGGCAAGCCATTCTCATAAAAGATAGTTCCACATTGATTGCGGTATTCCGTCTTTACAAGGTTTTCATAAATGAATGTGTCCTCTGGCGTGTATATCTTTGAAAATCCCTTATTACCTTTTTTAAAGAATGTTGCTCTAGGTCTACCCTTTGACTTGATTTCACTTACAATCTCAAATTGTGTTTTCATGGTGTTATCTCTTTCTAGTTATATATTACTATTATATTATATTTTATTTTGTAGTAATACCTAACTTTTCTAATTTTTCTTTAATCTCATTCAAACCTCTATTTCCAATACCTGTAAAATGTTCAGCATTGTAAAGGTCGATATTCACAAACTGCTTGACAGTCTTAATGCCATTTCTCTTCAAGGCATTTCTTGTTCGATTGCTGAAACCAAGAGTTTGAATATCATCATCCTTGATGTCATTCAGCAACTTCTTCCTGCTTTCCTCAAGAACAATTTTCGCAAGTTCAATCGTCATCTGGTTTCTGAGAGTATCAATCTCTTTCTCCACTTCCGCAATTCTGTCAAGACGGTATCGTTCGATTTCTTCATCATCACAAGCAATGTAATTGATGTGTTCCTTGATTCTCATTACGCCTTTGGCAATAATCTGGCGGACTCTTTCTCTTGTCAAATCATTGTCTTTTCCGATTTCATCTAAGGTCTTTCCATCCTTGAAATGTTCAATGAGAAACACTTTTTCTCTTCCATCTTTGCAATATTTGAAAACATCACGTTTTTCGGTCAGAAGATTATCAACAAGTTTCTTGAACCATACGCAATTTCCCTCAGTTTCCGTAACTTCAAGTGCATGAAGTAAATTGTATGGATACTCAAAGAGTTGCTTTCTCAATCGGAATTTCTCAACGATTACATGTTGCTTTTGCTTGTCAAGTTCATCTCTGTACTTGATTGCCTCTTCTTTGGTATCAAACGGAACATATTTTAATTTGTTATCCAAGTGAACCTGTACATAATACTTTGAGATACCATTCTTATCAGTAAAGTATCTAACACTTCTATCAACTCTTTTTGCTGACATAACATTCTTTGTTTCCATAATTTTATCCTCTTTTCTATTCTTCTACTTCTTATTTTTAAGATATCTTAGAATGGCTTGTTTTGAGTTGATATGAATACGTTTGTAATTATAGACAAAACGCTTTGACATCAACACTACATGAAGTCTCTTTCCGCCAAAATCAAGGACTTCTCCGAAACGCTTGTAAAGCCTTATTGCGTTAATGTTGTCTCTATCAACATAACAACAAATCAAACTATATTGTGATGAAAATCTGCTTATAATCGTATTTAAGACTTTCGTTCCATATCCTTGATTTCTTTTATCGACATCTATTTCAAAGTCGCCAATTCCTAAATAATTTTCTCTCTTATAGAACCCTATGCCTATGTTACCTATTTTTTCGTTGTTTTCTAAAATTTTGTAAAAACAATAGCACTTATCATAATTATCTATTTTTTCTAATTTGAATTTCATTATATTGCTTTACCTTTTTATTGACGATAAATAGTCTGCCATCAAACAATTGACAAACCTTACTATCCTTTTCCTTAGTTCTATTGATTCCAAATGCTCTCTATAATGTTTCTCTAGTTTCTTTTTCTTAGGCTTTTGATAATTGATTTTTATAGTTATACGTTCAGTCATGTGAAATCGTTTTTTATATCTTCTATTCAAGAAACTCAATCTTTTCTGCCTTTCTTTTAAAATCATAAATAAACTCATAATTCTACCCCACTTTCTCTAAAATACTATCAATCGCCAGTTTTACCCAACATTTCTCACAATGGTCGTATGGTTTGGTCTCCATTTCAGTATCAAAGCAAGTAACTCTACATACGTCATGGATGTCAATCGTTCTAAGAATACTAAGTTCCTTTTCAGTGAATTTGATTGCTTTTGCCATATAACTTCTTATTCAACTCTACGATGACATTCTTTAACTCTTCGTTTTCGTGTTCTAAGGAAATATATTTATCATATGGAACGTCGGCTGGTTTAACGGTTTGACATAATTCTTCTTTGTCATAGATTTTTAAGAAGTTACCTGTTTCTTCGTTATAGCGCCAAACAGTAATAATTTCATATTTGCACTCATTATCCATAAAATCATCATTAAACGCAAAAAGATTAGTTGTTAAATAATGATATGGAGTAATATCATCCGTATTTACTTTGTTGACAACTGACAAATAATTTTCTTTAGTTTCTTTTTCTTGGATTCTCAACAAATCTCCTATTTTTAATTCAATCATAATTAGTTCTCCTATTTTTAAAGATATAAATGACATCCCTCACCTAGTCTCATGATTTTATTGTATCCATTAAAATGTAAGTGGATGCGATGAACGTTGTAACGCCCATATTGAATAGGTCTGGTATATAATATGCGTAGGCAAGGATAACAATGATGATACGTGCTATATTTCAGTTTTAATACCAATTTCATTTTAGTTCTCCTTTGGTTTTTCCAACTCTTCTCTGGTTAAAGCCCACGTTTTACCGTAATCTTCTAACAAAATCATTTTTAAGTATTTATAATCTTTACATCTAACTTCCATATAAGGCTTTGTTGCCTCTTCATAAACAACAATTCTTACTATTTCACACCATTGATTGTGATACCAAATCTTTCTTAAACCACTTAATTTGTAAGGTGTTGCAACGAAATCTAATGGACAACCAATTTGTTCTGCTAAATCTTCCAACTGGCTCAATTTGTCGGCTTTAGGCTCATGATATTTAAAGCCACTGACTGTTACTCTCATAATAGTTCTGAATCTCCTTTCTCATTTATTTTGGCAACGTATTTCGTATTTATTTTGGCAACGAACACAAAACCTTTGTCAGTTTTAATGAAAGCGTACAGGCATATATCGTATGCCAAATGTTTTCTATCTGAATAATTTTGCCAATCCTTTCTTTCTTCTAAGGCTTTTGACAGTTCATCTTTACCATATATTTGTGTAGTATCAAAAGAGTGATTGTCAATATCAAGATAGTACCCATCAAACAATTCCTTAACGTCGTCGGCTTCACGAAGAATATCAGTAAAAGGGATTCTTGCGCCACTTGTTGTAATAACACAACCGTCAGGGCGTTTCTCCCTTGCGTATACTTCATAGACATTATCTTTTGTTCTAATATACTTCATAATTCTACCTCTCCAATAACTTTAACATAATGCAAGCCGTAAATCTTTTTGCCATTGATAATCACATAATGACCGTTCTTGTCAACGCCAATTTGCACTGTTGCACCTATGACATCAAATGAAGTTTTGTTGTTCCCAACTCTAATGATTGTGTGTTTCATTGGTTAGTCCCCCTTTCCTTATTCCAGAAATCAATCAATTGTTTCTCATTAACTTTCGTATCGCCTACACTATCTTCTAGTCTGAATGAAATCTTACACCTATTACAAAAGATTTCAGTATATTCATCGCCATCAATCCACTGCTTTGTTAAGTACAAATTAGCAGTAGGGCTATTGCAAAATGGACATGTTTTCTTTAGTTCTTTAGTCATATTATTATTTCTCCTTTAGATTTTGTATACTCTTGGAAGATTATTAATAGTTTTGGTAATCTCCTGTTTGCTTTCTTCACATGTTCTCCCTAACGAAATACTAAAATCTAACTCATTTAACACGTTTCTAACCCACGATTCTGGAATATTATCAAATTTAGAAAGTTTCTTATTAATTTCATCTAATTCACAATTAAGTCTTTTGATTTGTCCATTTATCCATTCGATTTTACCTTTCAGTTCTTCTTTTGAATGTTTGAAAACTAAATCTAGAAGCACCTTTCTTTTATCTAAATCAAGTTTGTCACAAATAAAAAATTCATCGTCTACTATGAAATATCCATTTTCTTTAATGTCTTTAATAGGTACGTCTACTGTTCTTGACGTATAGTAACTTATATGAAACTTTACTTTTATAGTATCGTTAGTTATTCCTACTATATTTCCCTCGCCACATTCTATATCACAATCGTTGTCAAAATCACAACCTATAATTTTTTTAAGATAAACTACGGATAGAATCCCTAAATCATCAAACGCTTCTGGAATAGATGGTTCAATAGTATCTTCTAATTTACTTAGTTTTGCTTTTAATTCTTCTTTTTCTTTTTCTACTAACTTATATTTTTCTAAGTCGTTTATATATCGCTCATTTTCATTCAAGGCAGTGTTTAAATTTTCCCACTTCATCAATCTTTTTGTCATAATTAGTTCTCCTTTAACTTAAAGTAAATATCGCAATACGTACTATCGAAATAATCGTCTACTCTTTCTAGGTATAATGGGTGCTTTTCAAGTTCACTTCCACCACAGCAAGCCCAGTTTTCTCCACCTAATCTAGCATGGACACACAACACGTTCTTACCGACATACTTATTGAACACATTTATTTGTCTTTTGACACGTTTTAAGAGCAACTTATATTTCTTTCTTCTCTTGCCATGCAAATCATTGATACTTTTTGCTTTAGAGAATAAATAAGGGATAAGTTCTTCGGCTTCTTTTTTGACATCTTCGTCACTGCGTTGATTTTCTTCTTTCATCAGCCTTAATCCGCGTAAGCGCGGAACGTCAATATTGTTTTCTTCAAGATACTTCTTGTATTTATCAATTTGTAAAAAAGCATATAAATCCATAATTATTTTAACCCCCATTTGATTTTAGTTATCATTGATATCAAATCAGAAGAAAAGGCAAATTCCAAGAACGGATATTCCTTTTCTAGTTCATCAAGTGCCTTTTTATCGAAATATTTTTTCTCGTATTCGTCTAAAACATACTCTTCGACAATAGGCAAATTATCATCATACTTTTCAATAAGCCTTTTGATATTAGCAATAACATATTTCGTGATTCTTTCCTTTTCACAATTCATTTTCTTAATATAATCCTCTTTGGTCATAATAGTTTACTTATCCTTTATTCATAATAATCGCAATATTCTATGATTTTCCATTCTACTCTTACAATATCGCCGCCATACACTTGATTTCTTATGACACTAAATTCTAAGAAATCATATCTTTGCTTGAGTTCCTCTAACTTATCATCAAAAAAACAAATAGGAAGATTTTTTGTTTCTTCATTTTCCAATTTGTAGCACATATCCAAGTCAGCATTCTCAATTTTCCCAACTATTTTTTCAAAAACATTATTAGCGTAAATTCGCTTAAGTTTGGTTTCTCTACTATCCCTAACCATAAGTTCTTTTTCATCGTATCTCTCTTCACGTTTCTTTAGAAATTCTTCTTTGGTCATACTATGAATACCTCTCTGCTTCTTCTCTTGTACGGAAGAAGTGGATGCCACTTGCGCACTCAACGTTGTATGCACAATCGAAATTGTCAGGATATACCATTTTGCCCTTATGATAGACAAAAGTTGTATCATATTCCGATGTTGCTTTCTTTAACTTGCCATCAATATCAACAATTTTCGCCATGTTCGTTCTACACTTAGAATTATTGATAGAATATACGATTGCACCCTTTGGAATTTCTAAGGTTACAATGACACCATCTTGACATTTCTTGTATCCAATCATCTTTTCTTTGAGATAAATTCCTTTGCGTATCAATTGAGAATCATCAAATTTTGTGCCATATAAATTAGCAAATTCTAATGATGTTAAATTTAACTTAGCACCACGTAAATCAGCAAAAGACAAATCGGCATATCTCAAATCACAAAGAGTCAAATCACAATCACGTAAATCACTTCTACTTAAATTACTACGATATAAAGTACTAAAACTTAAATCACTCTTGCTTAAATTGGTGTGAAATAATTTGCTATTAGAAAAATCAATTCCTTGCAATTTGCTACGGCTAATTTCAATAAAACTTAAATCAATGCCAATCAAATCAAGACTTTTTAACTCAAGATGGCTTAAATAAAGTCTGTGACCATCATTTTCTCCATTTAGCCACTTCTTATGTTTTTCTAAGATTTTACTTAGTTCTTCATGTGTCATAATTCAGTTCTCCTTTTTCCTCTTGAACAATTTCAATTAGACATCAATTTCCTTGCACTGACTTTTGAAGTAACGATATTCCTTTTCATTCAACCAGAACACACCCATATCGCCATTATCATCGTTGAAATCTCTCATATCTTCGGTAATGTAAGCACCACCTCTAATAAGATGTACTGGGTGTTTGCCATGCGTCTTAACATCGTAAATGTGCATTTTCTTTGGTTCAAATTCCGCTCCGATAATTGTCATATGTTTGTTTCTCCTTACTATCCGAAATTACAATTCAAATCTACGTGCTGTTCCTAATGACACCTTTGCCTGAATTGATTTTGCTTCCTCTTCCGTGTCATTGATAAGCCACATAATATAGATACCTTTATCTCTAGGTCTGTCATCGAACGTGTCGAAGATAGTGTCTCCTTGACCAGCAATAAGATGTTTTGACACCTGCAAGATGTAGTGAATATGTGGATAATCTTTCATAACCTTGTCAATGGTGGTCACGTGCCAGCGACCTCTGCCAGTTTGTGGATTCATGTTTACCTTTGTTGCACCATAATCAGCAAGATACTTCTTATCAACCACCTTTGGTGTTCCATTTCTACAAGACTTTCCTTTATTCAAGGCTTTCAAAGAATTATATACATCTAGGTAATCCTGCTGAGTAGCAATAGCAATCGCTCTCACTGCACAATCGTTTACATCTTTAGCCTTAAAGTACTTGGCTCTTCCACCATCATCATATTGATAGTTCATTTGTTTCTCCTTTTCACTTGTTTTTGTGCCTCTATTTTAAACCCATGAAAACATGAAATCAATAGAAGAAAGTTATTTTCTGCTTTTTATCAATATTGACAATTACACTTAGGCTTTTTTGTTAGGTTCGCTAAAACACTCTTCAACAAATTCGATTTCCTTTCTTGCATTGATTTCATCGTTGATAAGGTCGCAAGCATAAGCATTTGTAGTACATTTGAAAGCACGATTCTTGTACTCTTCAAGGGCTTTGAGATATTCATCCTTAGTTGCCTGACCATGCCATACTTTCTGCTTAATCTCTTCTTTCTTCTCATACAATTTCCATGTACCATTCGTATCATGGAGAATCGTCTTGATGTTTCTCAACTGCTTACTGCTCAGAACGTCCAATTCAATCTCAATTTTCATAAGTTATCCTTTCTAGTTAATTTATATTCTTCTATCTTTGTAAGTTGATTGACTGCCTCTTCAACCTCACCTATTCCATCAGAAAGTTCTTGGTAATCCGAGTCCACAAAGTCAATCTGTTGCTCTAAGTACTTGATATGACTATCAAATTCCTGTAACTTTTCTTCACAAGTTTCTTTGAATTTCTTTAAGTCTTTTACCTCTTTTTCAAGTGCTTTCTTAGTATAAGCAAAACAAATACATTTTCCTTTGAGGTCATCAATCTTCATTTTGATTTCAATCAACACATCTCCGATGGTCTTTTTGTCATTCATGTTCCTTGTTCTCCTTGTGTTTTTTCAAATGTGCAAATCATCAATCATTTTGTTAAATTCTTCTGGACTCATTGCTGGTGGCTCTTTGTCTTTCAGTTCTTCCTTTATGGTCATGTAGTTGTAATTTCTCTCGTATCGGTCATGGTCTTTGAAAACTTGATTCATCAAGAATTTATCTACTCTTGGCAAGTATCGGCTTTCATTGGCTAGTTTGTTCTCGACGTAGGTCATAATCCATGGATACTCATTTCCAATGTCATCAATCGCATTCCAAAGAGACTTTACATAGCCCATGGTTAGATTGCCGAATTTCCATGATGGGTAGAGGTTAACGAATTTCTTGAAGTGTTCATCGTTGATTTTCTTTTCTTCCTCGGTCATTGGTTGCTGTTCCGTGTCGTTTTCCGTGTCCGTTTCAGAAAGAGAAGAATCAGCCTCTCTCTCCATTTCTTTTTTAGGAGAGAGTTTATCTCTCTCCTTTTTTCTTTCTCTAATATCTAATCTCTTATCTCTAGGGTAAGTTTTACCCTCATCAGTGGTATCGGTAGGGTAAATTTTACCCCCTACATCAGTATTTATCGCATTTTCTTCGTTTTCTTTGGCTTTTTCTAGCGCTTCTCTTTTACGGATTGCCTGTCCTGTCTCTTTTCCAATAAGTTTTTCAACCTCTGGCAAGAAATATGTTCCGTCATCAAGAAGTACAATCATGTCCAACTGACCGAAAATCTCCAAAGCGCTATGTACTGAATCAATCTTTGTGTTTGTCAATGAGGATAACATGCTTTCGGAATAAGGTATGTTCTCGGAAAATCTGAGTCTGCCTTGATGACTTGTTGCTTCACACATGAGTTTTAAATAAAAAAGCACATAATCCTTGCCATTCGGCATGTCCTCAATAATCTTGATTCTATGACTATCAAAGAAGTCTTTCTTCAATTTCAGCCAGTAATAGATTTTATTATCGTTTGCACTCATATTGTTCCACCAGCCCATGAACGCACAAATGGCGTTTTAAGGCTTTCCTTTCTTTGTTGTAGGTATTTCCTTATGATTTATTATCAAAGGGCTAGAATAGCCACTTTTGATAGATTATTTTTGATTTTTAGAAATTATGAATAGTCGGTTTTTAAGGAAAAGCCGACAAAACCATATTTTTTAGGCTAACTTCATATTGCCATCTTCATCGAAAGCACCATCTTCGATATCATCATCAAATGCTGGTTCTTCATAAGTTGGCTCATTGACTGGTTCTTTGATTTCTTCCTTGACGGGTTCTTCCGCCTTTTCTTCAAAATCGTTTGTGACATCTGGTGTTGCATTGATATCGGCTAAGGCTTGCGGAATGGAAGTGTTTGAGCGAGTGTTGGTATCTTCACTCTTGGAAATATCAATATACTCATTGTTGGTAGTACGATTGTAGGAATTGATAATTTGCCTTTGTTCATCATCAAGTTCGACATTATCAGAAGAGAAATTGAAGATATACTTAGTCAATCTTCTAATGACAGTTCTCTTAGCCATTTCCTGTGGGAAGTCCTTTTGAACGTTACGAGTCGGGTCTTTGGACTTTGCCCATGCCTTGTCGATTTCTTCCTTGCTCATGAACACATACTTCTTCTTGCCATTGCTCAATGTAGTAACTGCATAAGCACCAATAATCTTCTTGTTGTGTCTTTCAAACACATTCGGATTAGCCTTGAAAGATTTCAAGACTTCATCATCATCTTCGACAGCAACTTCAATGGTGTCTCCATCATAGACAACGACTGCTTTCGTGGTGTTAATCTGAACAAGTCTGGTTCTCTCCAAGACAGCAACGTCTCCGAAGTATGAACGCATTAAGGTACACTTACTTCCATACTTGATGAAGTAGCACTGCTTCTTTGTAATATCAAGTGCCTGCAATACCATTTCAACAAGGGTTTCGCCAATACTAGCGTTTGTTGCACCAGTAAGGTTAGAGTTCTGAATGATGGAGAGATAGGCAAGTTTTAAGTTGTTTCCCATATTGTATCCCTTGGGGATAACAAGAGCGTCCTGCTTGACTAACTTGTCCATGGAATTGAGAATTGTATCGGCAATAGTATTGTTTGAGATGGCATTGGAGACTTCTAACTTTTGAGACTTAGTTAAACTGGCGTTGCCAGTGTTTGCTGGTTTTGTGTTTTCCATAATTATAATGTCCTTTCTTTTTTAGTCTAAAGCAATTTCAAGTTCAAATTCAACTTGCTTGTTCTTCTTTGTAGCCTTTTCCTTTTCCTTGGCAACAAGGCTGTCAGCATACTTCTTAATCTTATCTAGTACTTCACTATTATAAGATTTAATAGTTAAAGTATGTTTCTTAGGCTTTGCGACCTTTTCGCCTTTTTCGACAAGACTGTTTGCGTATTCATTGAGATTGGCTGTGAGTTTCTTATAGGCGTCATCAAGTTCAGCAATAAGTGCCTTAGCCTCTTTCTCAAAGGAAGCAAAGGTCAAGTTATAGGCGTTCTTCTTGAAGTCCTCAATGGCTTTCTTTTTGGCGGAAATAGCCGTTCTTGACGCCCATACCTGTTTCTTTGTTTCCTCGTCAACTACCTTGACATCAAATAAAGCCGTATCAGCAATAAATTTTCTGCACATCTCAAGAGCCTTGTCATAAGACTCGATTTCATATCCGTTTGTGTCCTTGTTATAGACAAAGTTTAATTCTGCCATAATTATAATGTCCTTTCTTTCTATGTTAGAATTTAATACTAATTTTTGGTGGTATTCTTTTCTCTATGTGATTCACATAGAAATCAGTTTCTTTCTTCTCAATCATCTCGATTGTATCAGCGATAGCCTTATCACTTCTCCATAGCCAGTAGTATCTAATTTCCTGCTTAGACACTTTCTTGCCATGAGAGTAATCAAAGTATCTCAGTTTAGCAATAAGCAAAGCACCATCCATGTCTCTTCTTACTGCCATATAATGACACACTTGGATAAAGTAGTTTGCTGGCAACGTTCCATCCCAGTCCTTTTCATCTCCCTTTCTCCAGTCATGTGTCTTAATCTCGATGATGATTTTCTCTTTTGTTTCCTTATTGACAGCCCAACCGTCAAGAGTTGCGGTCATGTAGGGCTTGTCTTTTCTTCTGAACATCTCATAGCCATCTGGCTCATGTACTTCCCAATTCGGAAAATCAAGAATGACCATCTGTCTAATCAATGGTTCACAAAGTGTTCCATACTCTTGTGATTCAGTATGCTTTGAGTCATCGACATTCTTCCCATGAACGAAATTGTTATATACATCAATTTCAGTTGAATAGGGGTTCAGTCCCATAATGGCTGACGCACTACTACCACCAATTCCACGTGCATTGAGCCATGCTGCTCTATCCTCAAAGGTTTCTCTTACAAATTCTTTCTTAACCATCATTCGCCTTTCTTTAAGTATTCATTGATGTTGTCAACACTAGGCTCTTCGCCATTTACCTTGATGGCATTGAGAATGTTTTGAATTTCAAACAATGAACATTTGTCTTGATAATTCTTTGCCCACAAAGTACTTGCTTGTGGCTGAATGACAATCTTCTTGTAGCCATCTTTCTTGTTTCCGAAAGTTACACTGAATTTTTCCTTTAAGGAATGAGCAAGTTTAATATCTCTGCCATTTGCATTGATGATAAGATACTTCTTATCAAGAATAATGGTAAATCTATTGGCAAATTCAGCAAGTTCTTCTTTTGACAAGATGTGAACATTTCCGATATGTCTCATTTATTTTCCTCCTTTCTTTTTATAAACACCACTAATAGTGGTATTCAACAAGTTAGTCAAGTTCATAGAATTGAATTTCATCAAGGTAGTATAAGGAAACATGAGTTCCTTTTTCATCCTTGTATGTTACTTTCAAGGTTTCCTTATCAGAAGAAATTCTAACTACATTATTTAGAGTAATATTATTATATTTATTATCTAATAACTTTAGTTTCATGATTTATAATCTCCCTCCATCTACCATAACAATACTTGCGTAATCATAGGCTTCTTCTTCCGTATAGCCAAGTGATAAAAAGTAGTCTACCCAATCCAAATATTCAGCCCTTAACAATTCTTCTTCATCAATTTCATATGGCTGTTCTTCTTCCATCTTGGTATGTCTCATTTAATCAAGCCTTTCCAATTCTTTGACAATATCTTCTAGCCAGAACACACATCCACGATAATAATTTTCATCATTGACATTGTTCTTCATGGTTGCATTTTCAAGCGACTCATTATTACTTTCAAGCATAGCCTTGTAATAGAATATAAGTTGTTCCTTAGTCATAACACTATTCTCCTTTATTCTGGTCTTGGAATACCATTGCACCATTGTTCTCTCTTGTTCTCGATTTCAAATGCAATGACATCTTCTTCCTTGATATCTTCCCAATAGAGTTCTTCCTTAGCATACTTCATGACTCTATCGAAAGACCAACTACACATATATCTTCTAGGCTTTAAGTTTCTTAGAGTAGTCTTGACGCTCTCTCCATCTTCATCACGATACCAAACATTTAATTGCCACATTTTTGCCAACCTTTCAACACATTGAGTGTCCCTTTCTTGTTTTGACAAGACTATTCTAAATCCTAGGTTTTCAAAAGTCAATAAAAACTTTTAAAGAAATTAAAAAAGCCCTATTTCTAGGGCTTGTTGCGATAAATTATTTTGTCAAAAAGCATACTTTGACAAGATGTTCTTTGTTAATAAAGATAGTATCAAGGTCAATGAATGTAACATCTGGATTGGCTATATCTTCCTTGATTGTCTCTCCAAAGTCCTTGCTACACTGGACTTTGACTTTCTTGCCTTTCACAAGGGTAAAGATAACTTCGATATTCATGTTCTTTCTCCTTTCTATCTAAGTTCATCAATCTTATATTCTGCTGTGCCTGCAACTTCGCCGTTTTTCTGTACTACACTGACAATAACCTTGTCATACACTTTCTTGATTGCCTCATATTGAGCCTTGAGCATTTCTCTGCCTGACAGCATGATATTATCGGTATCAAAAAGTGGATTGTACATGTAGGAAATTGTTTTCATAATCAAGATTTCGTTCTTGTAGTAAGACATCTCAATTGTATACTGGTGTTCCATTCTTTCTTTCTCCTTATTAGATATTATATATTCTAAGCAATGCAAAAACAAACAAAAAATCGTGGTAATCAAATACCACGACAATTTTCTAGTATCTTCCCTTGAAATAATAATTAGGCTTGTACTTGTTCACATAGCGGTTCAGCCACCAGCCACGAGCAGCGTTTCTCAGCATTTTGTCCATGTGTTCACGACCAGCCGATTCAGTGTCATACTTATATACACTACCACCCTTGAAATATATCCAAATAAAGTCATCTCCATTAGGTTTCTTGCCATAGGTATATTTATCTACACCACTACGTCTGGACAAGTTCTTATAGGTCTTTGTGTGCATTTCTGGCGTGGTCTGCTCTTTAGCCATTTTCTCAATGCCACTTCTTCGCTGTTCCTCAAGTTCTTTAGCCTTTCGCTTTTCTTCCATTCGCTCTCGTACCTTTTGATACTCAGAACGCAAGGAATCATCGATGGCAACTTTTACTATATAATATCTTTCCATATTTGATATACCTTTATATTTCTTATTATAACAAATATATATTAAATATAAATATTTAGCAAAAAGAAAAGTGCATGGATGGTGTTCAGTATCCATGCACTCCAAGTAAAAGGAATTTTATGTGTTAGAATTTATTATCAATTTAATAGGTAATATTATGCAAAGTATAATAGTAACCACTGAACCGCAAGCCATTCCACGATTGATGTGTATCGCCGTTTTCTATTCTAGGCTTGCCCTGTTTCGCTGTTTTGAGATTTCATCAATCTCGTGGTTTTGTCATAGTCCACATAAATTACCTTGGAGGGTATAGCCAGAGTTTCCTCCAGCAATTGCCTGTATATTATTATAGCATAATTACCTTATCACTTACACTATAATATTCGCCATTTATCTGTTTTCTTGAAATTTGCTTACAAGTAATGGCATTTGTAATGTTTTCGATATCCTTATCAATTAAGGAAATTAGTTCTTGATTCTTGTCATGTCTTGTGATAAGTAGGTCGCCAATAAAGCAACGTTCCCTATTCTTGTACATGGCAGTAATCTTTGGATTCTTCTTCTTCATGTCAATATATTCAATCACATACAAATCGTACTTCTTATCATTGATAAAAATCTGGTGGATTGAGAAATAGTCATCCTCAGTTATCCCCATAGCCCTCAAAAAACCGAAATAATCATTGTCTATTTCGTATGCTTTTCCGATTCCGTCTTGTTTGAATATATATACCTTGATAGTATCCATACATACTAATTATACACAATTTTAGTGATAATCAATAAATATTTTTACTTTTTCTTATCGAAAATGGTATCAAGGATATCCTTGTCAAGCATAGCCTGAGTAACAGCATGTTTGATGTCATCCTTGGTAAGTTCCTTGTCATCACGAACATACGCGCCATTTTTTCTTGTGTCAATGACATAACCAACAAACATGGCGATATGGAAACCAACGATGGCAGAAAGAATTGCGAACACTAATGCCATAATCATTCCTCCTTTTCTGAATATAAATATGGTTTTGTCGCCCTTATTTATGCCTTGATTTTAAATCATAGATTATTCAAAAGTCAATAAAAACATTTAAACTTTCTTTGTTTTCTTTGCTTTTTTAGTGTCTTTCGCTTGTTTTGTTTCCTTTGTCTTGCTATTCAGCATGTCAATAAGTTCATTGTTAGGTATGTTTTCCAAGTCCTTGCCATCAATCTTCTTTTTCTCAGAAGTCTCCAAAAGCATTTTGATAGAATCAACCGATAACTCATGAAGTTGTTCATCAAGGCTTGCGTCAATTATCTCGTTTGAGGCATTGTCGCCAAGTATCTCATTCTTCTGTTCATACCAGTCCATAAGCATTTTCACGGCGTTTAGTTTAGAATTTGAGGATAGTCTCTTGCCAATCGGAACATTTTCATCCTTAATCATGCTTGTTAGATAGTTTCCGATTTCATCAAAGGTCATGAGTTTTGTCGCAAATCTTCTCTGGTTGAGTGCCTTTTCAAGTCTTGTGATTTCAGCCTGTACTTTAGGGCTTGCCATGTATCTTCCAAGTGCCTCGTACATATCAAGTGAAACATGACCTTGACTTTCCTCTCTTTCTTTTTCTGACATTTCGGCTATTTTGTCATCTATCAAATTTTGGAAGAAACCACGGCTATTCATGAGTTTGAATGTAGTCAGCAAATCGCCATATGAAACAAACAACTTGATAAATTCTCTTTCATCTTCCGTGAAGTCAATATCAGTTCGTATTGCAAGAGAAAATTCATCATTGTTGTCAAGTTGATTGCTGTATTGTTCGCCAGTTATAAGAATATCACTCATATATGTATCTCCATATATATTATATATTATTTATATAAGAATAACTTAATTTATTATTTTAAGTAAGCCATTCTCAAAGTATGCTCTTATATACATACGATTATTGTCAATCTTTCTCATATCACTTGTCGGATATAACTTGCGTATCATTCGTGTAAATTCTTTTCTGCTGGTTGTATAGCCTAGATAATCATAGATGAAATTGATACGGATAAAAACCTCTTTCTTGTTGGCAAAGAAAGCATTGTAATATCGTGGTGTCTGCAACATGGTCTTTAGGTTGCTGACATTAGTCCATTTGCGCTTATAGAAAGCGTGCATACTTTCGGAACGGAACAATCTCTCAATGTATTTCGTGTCATACAAAACCACTTTCAAATCTTCATCAAGAGCAATCTTCTGCAAGAAATCATCCATTTTAATATTCTTTAGTTGTTCGCCAAGAGTGTTGACTTTCTGTGAAAGAATACCTGTGAAATCGTTGTATGTAAACTTGAAGTCTCTTGTGAAATCTCTTGTCGCACTTCTAAGCCCATACATAGATATATATATAAATATAATAATATCATTAAGAGTAATAGATAAATTTCTCATATCATAATAGCAATCATTTGTCTTTAGATATTGATTGTGATAAGAGAATCTATAATTCAAATCAAAAATGTTGAGTCGGTCAAGCATAGGGCTATCCTCACTGACATTCAAATCTCCATTCTTTCCGATACAAAAAAGCATGTGGTTATTGATTGGCTGGATATCGCTTTCCTTGTATTGCTTGTCAATATTCTGCATTTCATCATTTGTGAGTTCGGTTATCACGCTTAATCTTCCAGTTGCATAATCGCCATACTCATATGAGATGTTCTGTGAATGTTGTTGTAGATAATCTTTTGCTATCTTGTTTCTCTCAATGTATGAAAGCGTGAAATCGGATGGCTTAGGCACGATATAAGGTGTAAAGAATTTATCAAGCAATATATGGCTATGCTGGCTGTTCATGTTCACAAAGCAAACATTATTCGTGAATTTCTGCTGAACAAGGTGTCCCATGACTTCACTAAGGTGTACCGCCTTTTCCATGGATAGTTTATCGGCGTTGTTATGTGCATAGTTGCAAAATACTTTCATCACGGAAGAAATATCTTTTGTTCTTCTCTGTTCTTTCAAGAATACATTAAAAGGCTTTTCCATGATGGAGAAGTCAAATGGCTTGAAATCAATGTTGAAATACCACTTAATCATATAGCCATTATAAAAGATAATCTTATCATGCAAGGATGGAATGTCGATAGTGTCATATGTAAATAGCCAGTTGTTGTTCTTGAAGTCATACACGCCATTCTTAAAGGCAATACACCCATTGGGCAACTCATGGAGATTGAAACCATTAGCCTTGTCGCCAACCTTTATCAAATTGGTTTTGATGTTCGATTTCATGACCTTTGTAATTTCTTCAATCTTCTTTCTCGATTCATCGCTTGTGATAGTGAGATATTTATATTTCAGCAAGGCGTTCACATTATCAACAAGGATTGTTCTTGCCTCGCTCTCACTCACGATTGAGAAGTTAATCTTGTCATATCTTCTTGCTAAATACCTCTTTCCCAATACAAAAACATTGCACTCATAGGCAAGTTTCATTTTCCATGCGTCAAGTTTCATGTTTAGATACATTGAGACATTGACCTGCTCCATAATGTTCTCTATCTTTCTTTCTTCCATTTTTGGTGTTCCTCTAAAGTGATTATAACCCAAAGTAAAAGAAAGTTGAAAAGTTTTTTAAAAATATATTTATTTACTATAAAGAATTATATATAATAATTATGTCCTTTCTATTTTTAATCAAGATAGGTTTTTCCTTTTACCTCGAAACCATGATGACACACACATCATGGTTTTTTCTTTTTCATATATATTTATTATTTAATATAATAATGTTATTATAATTATGGTGTTCCACTTCTTTCTGAGGCGTGTGTCTTAATGACATGCGTCTTTTTATTTTGAACGCAATCAAAATAAGCCATTTAAAGCCTTTTGAATGTTCTTGTAGTAATTTTATCAAGTAATATAATGCAAAGCCTTAGAATAGACTTTTTGCTAGTTATTCAATGCCTAAACAAAAAACTATGCGCCGTAGCACATAGTTATAACCCTATAAAAAGGATTTCGTTGCTATATTATTCTTCTTCAATATCTTTATTCATTCAAAGCCCAATCTAACTCTTTCATGGCAAATTTATAATCCATGACAGTAACGACACCCTTACCCCAGTCAGCCTCTTCAAGATTGATGATAATCACATCATTTCCACCAGCATTTTCAACATCCTTGATATCATCAAATCTAAAATCTTGAAGCAAACCAGTAGCGAAATCATGTTCTTCTTTGTCATTCTTGTACACTCTGTCAGCATAAGCCATTTCTCCAGCATAGTAATCTTCAATGATTTTTAATGCTTTCTGCTTTGAATCACTGTCATTCCAGAAGAAATAATTATCGGCTTTGAGGACTTTCTTTGCACCATACTTTTCAATATCGTTGGTAAGCGCATGAAAATACTCTTCTGCTTCTTCGATTGTCATTTCGTTATCAAGTCTATCAAGCATTTCCTTATACTCTTTGTAGGCATTTCTATAATGCAAATATTTGAAAGAATTGCGGTCAGTTTCTTCCATGAGTTTTTTATACTTTTCAACCTTTGCTTCAAGTTCTTCTCTGGTCATAATAATTTCTCCTTATCAAATGCTTTGACAACAACTTTCTTTGAGAATGCCATAAGGCTAATCTTTTCTTCCGATACCTCAGTCTCAATATCGCCATCAGCGTTTTCGACTTCACTCTCTTTTACAAGAGAGTATTCATCATTGTAGGTTGCAATAAGTCTCTGTACATATCTTGTAAGCAACTTCGCATATCTTCGGAATATATAGTCTATATCATCTCTGTCGTTCTCGATATATTCGGTCAACTCAACTTCCATTTCCTTTACCAGTCTGTCCCTGAAATATTCATATACTTTTCTGGTAAGAGATAAAGGCATGAAATGGTAGATAGGCGAGCCATTCTCAAGAAGATAGAAGAAATCATAGTTTGTTATCTTGGCAATCTTGGTGGTTACATTACCATCAATGACACATACCTCGAAATGATAATCCTCTATCTTCCTTACACGACTCTCACAATCAGTAATAAACGAAAGCAAATCATCAAACATATTTTTCTATCTCATCATCGCTTTCAGTCTTGCAATTCATATCTTTGATACCAACTTCGCCATCTAACTTTCCTAATCTCCGTTCATGATTATTTAATCGTATATCGTCATTGTGTAGCCATAAATCATGAACGTTTACTTTTTTTTCTAGTTGATTCTGCCTCACTGAAATAGTTGTCATATCTTTGTTTAATTGAGATATACTTGCATTAAGAAGTTGTAGATTTACATTGAGTTTATTTATCAACTCATTTGTAACACTATCCTCTTTTTTGGCTCTTGCCTGTCTATTGCTGACGTAGTTTAGGATAGTAAACACAATAGAGACTAAGACAGCAAGTGCAGCAATCAGCATACCCATGAAAGTGTTGCTATCCATAATCTAGTTTCCTTTCTTTACTGAACGCTGGAATTGAAGATGATTTCACCACAAGTGAATACCCAATCTTGATTGGATACTTCTTCACGGTAGGCAATATCTGGCAAGTTCAGCATACAACTATTCATAGTCGCAATGGTTTCTTGATTGTTGCCAACAGCCCTGTTAAGTGTCATTGTCAAGCCTTGAACGGAGGAATCGGTAGAAAAGTAGGCATTGAACAATCTAATAAGTCTAAGGACATTATCGGACACCTGAGCAATGCTGACGGTTACCGTGCCAACTCTGCTCTTGTTCTTCTCATGATAGAAAGAACCAGTAGCGTCGCCTTTTGTAGTCCATGTCGCCGTTGGCAAGTTGATGGCAATACCGCCATTGTAGGACTTGTCTCCGCCAATGGAAATCTTGTTATCACTGCCATAGACATCATAAAGTGATTCTGGTACAACAACGGATAAGATATAATCAGAAAGTGAATAAGTAATCATTTACTATTCCTCCTTATAAAGCAAGACCATTGACTACAATGTTTCTAATACCCTTTTCAGTAGAGAGAATTACATATGTAGTAACGTTTCTTCTGTTCTTAGTGCTTGCGAATGGGAACACATAGATATAATAGCCAAGGTTGATAGGCGTGTTCTTCTTGATGACAACATTGCCATTGATAACAAGGTCATCTCTTTCCCAAAGAGAATCAGTGGTAAGATAGCCACTCAATCTATATCTTTCAAGTTCTTCGGTCATGGCACTCTTGATTTCTCCGACACCACTCTGACCTTTGATTTTGGTCGAAAGAATGGCAAGAAGTTTCTCGGTAAGTGTCTGTTGGAGAACGTCAAGGATAAATTCATTCACAATACCGATTTCGCCAGTTGAAAGATTACCACCAACGTTTCTGTAAGAACCAGCAATCTTCATATCGAAGTTGAATTTCAATGGTGCGATATTGTCTCCAACATCACTATCAGTGATTTCGGCTTTGTCATTCACAAAGTCTCCGATTTCGGCTGTATAAGCGTAATCATCAATCTTTGTGGAGTCATATACATCGACCTTTGTCAAATAGGCGGAAATGGTACTTTCTGCGCCATATAAGGTGGAAACCTTGACCGCAAAGGAATTGTTGCCATCATTTGTATAGACAACTGGAGACTGGGCAACAACAATCTTTCTATGAATGCCAGTGTTGGTATCAAGGATACCAGAGACAATCTCACTCACAAAGAAGTAGTACTCTGGAACAATGATTTCATCTTCAAACTCAATGCCGACAACAATATACTTGGTATCAAGACCATTGATAAATTCAGCAATTGCGCCACAATCAATAGTCTGCGTATAGTTATCAGTTGTAACACTCACGCTGGTACTTCCAGCGACATAAGATTTAGTGGTGTTGACACAAACAAGGCTGGCAACATTCTCACTTGTCTTAGTCAAGGAAACACCGCTTACTTCGGAAATAGTGATAGTTTCCGTTGCTGGTAAATCAAGGGTTTCAGTGCTTGCGTTGGAAACTTTTTCGGAATCCACATGAATATCAAATGGTGCAAGCAACAATTTGCGACCAGCGTTGTCAAAGAACACATTGATTTTCGCACCTAAGTATTCGCCATAGATAGCAACAGCATTGGTTGGCTTTGTAGTGAAAAGAGTAGGCTCATTCACTCTGTCAGTGCAAATTACATATGTGTCTCTTGTCGATATGCTTTCAATTGTTTCGCTATGAACAATGTTCACATCAACAAATTTTTGAACATCAATTTTGATTGACATATTTTTCTCCTCCATTATTTACTTAATTATAATTTATTTTATATTTTAATTTAATACTTACATCAAACTTAATTCATTTTCAACACTTTCGATTTCGTCAATATCCTCAACTCTCTTGTTCACAATGACACAATCATAGGAAATCACAATATCATTGCGTAATACATAAGATGTGTTATTGATAAATTCAGAAGTGTTTGTAGGGGTGGAAACATCTAGGATACTTACACCCTTTTCAGAAAGCGTGTCCTTGATAAATTCAGTATAGAAATTAGCCCTTAGAACCTGTGAGGCTTTGCGACATTGTGCGCCATAGATGATTACATGGAAACTGTATGATTGGCAACTCTCACAATTCTCAACGACATCAATCTCATTTGTAGGCTCATTGTAGAAAACAACAAGAATGCCATCTTTGCTAAGTGGCACTTCCTGTTCCTGCAAAATCGTTACCATTTCAACACCACGAACACTCTCGCCATTAAGCATATCATCAATATTCATGGAAAGTATCTTTGCAATGATTTCTCTCAAAGCCCTAATCGCGTCATCAACACATTCAAGTTTCTTAATCATAGTTGCTGACCTCACTTCTCAATGGTTCTAGCAAGTCTCTATATAAGGACTGGTCAACACTTACAAGCGTGCATGACATTACACCATACTCGTTATACTTGACAACATCATCATTCACAAGAAGATACTCATTATTGTAATAGATAATATCATTTCTATTTATTTTATATCTAGTAAGACAATATAAAGAATATCTATGATAGGTAACATTGCCGTCTTTTCTTCGGTCAGTATGAACGCCCTCATCCTGAATACTTGCCATAATCTTGCCTTTAGAGTACTTGTATGTTCTATGCCCTAGGTCATCGGTAGTTGTGCCAGTAACGAAAAACCAGTCATACTCATACTCAAATTCAGCCATCAAATCTTCAAAGAAAGAAATATCAATAAGTGGGTTCATATTAGAAAAGTCCCCATCCCTTTCTTCTCTTTGGTGGGTTCAATGGGTCGCCCTGAGTAACAACAAAGACACTTGGCAAGGACATGTTCTTGAGCAAGGCATAGAAACCTTGTCCATAGGCGGTCTGGTTATAGTAAAGGGCTTCTTCCCTATCGGAAGTTGTCAAAGAGAAATCGTATTGTTTGTTGAAGTTACCGACACTCATGCCACTAAGAACACCAGTAGGATTGGAATCGCCAGCAAGAGATTCTAGCGTATCGCCAGCGTTTCTGGCGTTTCTAGCCCTTTTGACGATAAGAGCCAATTGATGTGCAATGTAAAGCGAGATAGCCTGTTCCCAGTTAGCACCAAAGACAGAGAAAAATACTTTCTCATTTGCAATCTGGTAAAGTTTATTGAAGTACTTCATGCCCTTTTCAGTATGAATGAATTTTGACATCTCTGGTATCCAAAAAGTAAATTCATCAATGGTATAGTCGGGGTTTCTTGTATCAGTCTGTAAACCAACAAGCGCCATGTTTTTATTCCTCCTGTTATGAAAATAAGGCTAGGCATAGTATGTTCTATGCTTAGCCTTAAATGGTTATTGTTTTGTTGAATTATTCAGCCAAGTCCCAATACTGCACTGGAGCAAAGGCGTCAGAAGAAGAAGAGTTGTATGGGAATTGGACTTCGGAAATCTGACCAGCAAAGGCAGAAGTATAAGCCATTCTTTCCATGTTAGGAAGAGTAATTAAGTGCTGGAATGGGACTGGAACATCCATTCTGACAAATCTCTTGTCTTTCTTGTAAGCAACAATACGACCGAAACCGCCAAGACCGAGGGTATCAAGTAAAGGTCTGCTTTCGATAGTGATAGACTTGATAGAGTCAAATTCTTCGGTAGCAAGGTTGTGTTCCTTTAAGAAGCCTCTCAAGGTCTGAGTATATAAGGCAGAGAAACGACCAGTAAGGACTTTGCCAAAGTAAGTAGGAACAAGGAAGTGGTCTGGAATGACAGCAACATTGAGGTTGGAATTGCTCATAGCACCAGCAATGATACCATTGATGATAGCGGTAATTTCTTCATCGGTAACCGTGCCATTGAGTAAGCCAGCCTTGGAGATGTTGGTCTGGTTGACTGGAACAACAGTAGAGTTGTTGAAGAAACCAGTGACACCATTGATACCTAAGTAAGCGACCTGCTGGGCAAATAACTCATAGGCGGCTAACATGACATCTTCATAGATAGACTTGATGTCTTTCTGCATTTTGATTCTGTCTAATTTCTTCAATTCGACAAAACGTAAGTCATAGGCTAATTCAAAGGTAAAGACCTTGGCATTACCCTGTTGCATACCAGCATTGACACGTGGAACAATGTTGGAAGAATTGCCCATAAGGTTCTTAGACCATTCAGCAATAGCGGCGTAATCGGTCTTGTAGTAAGAGATATAATCAACCCAACCACCGCCAATATCAAGGTCAATATCCTTGGCATAGGTAGTGTTCCATAATGGATTGTAGACTTCTGGATGTAACTTCTGTAATTCACTCTTTAAGAAAGAGAAACCAGCGTCCATAGTCATCTTGGAGTCGGCAAGGAAAGTGCTTGCTAACTGAGAATCGGACATCTTTCTAAAAGTACCACGGGCATTCTTAGGAAGATTGGAATAATCGTAAATATCGGTCTGTTTAACTGGAATAGCGTCAAATAACATTGTTTAGTCCCCCTTTATTAGAATAATTCTTTAATGACAATGCCAGCGAGTTTAGCGCCGTTGTCAGCAACGAAAGTCGTACCAGTGAAATACCAGTTAGGAATCTGAGTGCCAGTAGTAGAATCAACAACAAGTTCGCCATTGAGTAATCTGACTGGAGCATGTTCAGTAATAGTGGCTAAGTCAACGGTAGAAGCGACTTCAACAGCGATGAAACCGCCAATACATAAATCGCAAACTTCGCCAGCCTTGTACTTGTTAATGCCATCGCCTAACAAAGCGTCAACTGGTCTGGCATTAGTGGCTAAACAAACGCCAGCAATCTTGTCAACAGTGGTGGTAGTAGTAATTTTCTTGAAAGAACCATCGCCAACATATTCAAGTAAATCGCCGAAAGCAACATCGGCGGAAGCAGAGTTTAAAGTAGCACCTCTGACGGTATACTTATCAGAGACGGTTGGATAACCCTTTTTGAGTTTTGGTAAAGTCTGGTTAATAATCATGGACATTTATAATTTCCCCCTTTTAGTTCTGAGATTTATAGAAATTCGTGAATGCTTCAATCTGCTTGTCAGAGTAAGAAACATTATCAATAGAATCTCTCTTCTTTAAGTTAGCACCAATATGTTTCTTGGAATTGATGACTGGCTTTTTGGAATCGCCTACATTTAAGACTTCGGTATCTTCTTCGCCAAATTCCTCAATGTCCTGTTCTTCTGGTGCTTCATCCAAATCGGAATTATCTTCTGGTTCTTCGGCTTTCTTCTTGCTTTCCTTGTTTGGCTCTTCGGTAAGGGCAAGAAGTTTCTTTGCAACCTTGGCTAATTCCTTTAAGGAATCAATTTCTTCGGCTGTAAGGTCAGCGTCATGAGCCTTGGTTGGTTTTGGTAAACCTCTTCTGGTTGCTCTATTGGTAAGAGTAGTTCTCTCGTCACGAGAATGAAGTGGCTTACGAGTTGGTCTCACAAGGTTGTCTCTTGTGTTTCTAGTACGTCTTGGAATAATGTACATTTTAAACTTTCCTCCATTATTATTTAATTTAATTATATTTAAGTATATTTATGTTGTAAATAATCTTGAAAAAATTATTTTCTCAACTTTCTTTTGACTTTCTCAACGGCGTCTTTATAAGAGTTAGCCTTGACAATGAAAGTCTTGTATCTAGGCTTAGAATCACGAGATTTTTTGTGCTTGCTATCTTCATAAGGATAACCTTTGTCAAGATATTGTCCGTTGGAAATAAATTCATCTAACACTGACTTGACATTCTTCTTAACATAATCGGAGAAGAATACATCGTCATCTGCTAATTCTTTGCCATGTTCTTCTTTGCAACTATCATATAACTCATCTTCAACATCAAAGTAGTCAAATTCATATCCTTTATAGTACACTTTTCCACCATAATTGGATGGATTAAATTCAACACCTTTGACACCATATAAAGCGTCATCTCTAGTTTTTTTAGGCTTGCTATCCTGCCATGTGTCAGTTCTTGTGATAATACTAAACTCTTTGTTGTCTTTATCGTACTCAACACTCATGACTTTGCCATTGTTCTCAATGATGTCAGCAACTCTTTCAAATTCATCATCCGTAAATTTTTTCCACTTAGGAATTACCTGCACTGGAATAACTAAGCCATATAAATCTTCCCATGTTCCGTGGTCATAGTTGGAAGAGTAGTTCTCTTCATTTTCAAAAGCGTAATCGATAAGTGCAAAAGCAAGTTCTCTCAAACTAAGTCTATCACTATCACGTTTTCTTCTGGAATCGGCATATCCAGAATACTTGTCGGATAGGATAATACCTCGTTCCTTGTCAAGCCATCTCTCAAATTCGTCCCAATACTTCTCGCTATAGACCACATCGCCTTTGAAATCTGGAAAACCATTTGGGTATTTTGTTTTCATGAAGCCGTTTTTTCCATAGACAAGTTCCACCAAGTCAACACCATAGCGGTCGGAAAGAAGCCTATAGATTCTATCTATTTCTTGAGACTGGGAATCTTTCTTTCTAAATCTGGAATGTGTCATAACTATTCTTGCTCCGTGTCATATTCAAGTTCGTCAGCCCAATTTTCAGCCATTTCTTCGGCTTCTTCTTCGGTTTCGCATTCGTTAAATTCAATTCTATATCTATCAAAGTCAGCATGGGCTTTCCAGCCATTACTGGTTTCTTCACATTCGATAGAGTATTTAGCGTCTGTTATCCAGTCTTCAGCAGCGCTTTCGGCTTCATCCTGAGT